GTTTTGAGGGTTTGAGAAGAAAATATTAACCAGAATGTAGGTCTCATACGAGACCTACAGAGGTTAAAGTTTCAACTGAAACTTCAAAAGCAACATAGGAGTTTTTAAGCTCCTTCCACCCGGGTAACCGGGAAAACTAACAAGAGACCGAGTTAAATCCAAGGTCCCAAATTAGCCCACTGTCGGACAAAGAGCTTCTTGCGAAGCACCTTCGTTCGGTTCCTGATAAAGGTTTGATTATTTAAACCAATATCAACACTGCGTCCCTTTAGCCGAGCTAAAAGCAAAGCATGGTCATCAGAGAAATATCCCAAAGGGATATCGACAAGAGCACGAGTCACAAATCCTTCGATTTGGTGTCTCGCTCTCGGTGGAGAGGCTTCGTCAAAATTAACGACAAGGCCTCCGTCACCATACCCATCTGGTATCTTACAAGGTCGTTTGACCCTAGATACAAGATACTGCCATACCGATAAGAAGCGAATATCACAAAAGCATAAACGCTTATTGTGAGAAACTCTCCGAATCGAATTAGCAGCAAGGTAAATGTCTTTCTCATTGCTGACTACCTTTCGCAAAAAGTAAGGCTTGCAGTTTATTCCTGCGAAAAAGTGTTCTCCACAGCTTTCCCGAAAATGCCCAGTTGAATAACTCTTCTGAACATTGACAGTAAAGCCATAGATAGCACAAACCTCACGGAATAAATCGACACACTCTACGGGGATTACAACATCATCACCGTAGACACTGACCTCAGAAGAATCAATTTGTAAGTATTTGCATACAGACAAAGCGATTGCTAAAAAGATCAGAGATTCAAGTTCAAAGGTAAAGCCATTTCCCATAGAGGAAAATTTCTCATACCTAAGAACTCGATTGTCGATGGAACCGAATTGTGATCTCGTGATATCCATAAGTAAAAACCAACGAGCAGGTAAAAGAGCTCGAACAGTTTCTAGACTAATGGAATCACTCGCTTGAGAGAAATCAATTGTTGCTAAGTGACCCGTTTTACTGGATAGCTTAGC